TCGGTCCTGTTGAGCCAGTAGAACCAGTAGCACCAGTGCTACCCGTAGGACCCGTTGAACCAGTGGAGCCAGTTGAACCTGTTGGTCCTGTACTTCCTGTAGGTCCTGTCGGACCTGTAACACCTTGTGTTCCTTGTGGACCTTGAGCATTATCAACAATCACAACGGTTTCTTGTAGAACTTCAGTACCAAGAACAATGTCAGTGACAGTCTCTTCAATGGTAACAGTAGTAGCGGTAACTTCTTCTTCAATAATGACTGTGTAGTCTGGCATTACTGTGTCACCTCTGCTGTGACAATGAAGCGACCCTCCAAGATTCGTGTAACTTCAGCACCAGAAGATGTAAGTTCAATGTCATAGACCCAACGACCAGCAGGTACATCAGCCATAGTGGCAGCACTAACTGTTGCTGATACATGACCAACTGAAGTCATAGTTGCGGAAGTAATGTTAAGTAAAGTTGTAGTTGAAGATGTAGAACGGCGAACCTGCATAGCAAAGGTGTAGCCAGTTAGATTCCATGGAGTACCATCGGTCTCAACACGGAAGTTTAGATTAAAGGTAGCACCTTGCTCGGCTACAATGTTGTACTTACCACTCATAGTTCATCCTTAAGATGTAATGTAATATGCTCATCTAAACGCTTTTCAATCCTGTCCACCGCACGAGCAATGTCTGGAAGACTACGACCACCATTAGCCGTGGGCTGGATAGGATATGTCTGGTCTTTAATAAATCTTTTAAGTGGATTAACAATTAACCACTTGCCTAACATGGCAATAATTCCTAAGGCTAGAGAAACTACGGACAGGGATTCTAATAATGTCATGTCGTAATCACGTCATAGCCAGCAGCCTCAAGGTCATTCTTTTCGGCTAGGGTTACCGGGTACTCATGTCCACCTAAGTAGACAACATCAGCAAGGTCTAGGTCATCTTGTGCAGGAAATCTATCTTCGTACCAATCGCCGTCAATGCGAAATACACTAACGCCTTGCTTGCGTGTGTATCTGGCAAACAGCCAGTTACCACCCATTGGTCCTTCATCAACCACTGGTGGTACAAATAGATATCCCATTACTTTTCCTTATATGTTAGAAACATAACCCCATCCCTAAACCCATTATATGATTTAGGGACGAGATTAGCATTGCTAATTAGCCAAGTGCTGAAGCGGACTCAATACGGTATAGCGCATCGTTGCGGTATACTGCGTGTCCTAGAACACCGTACCAACCGATTGGACGCTGACGCATCAAACGGTCAGTAACTGGGCCAATCACTACGTGTGGTTCTTCGGCAACTGCTTCTGCAAGTGCTTGCTGACCAGCAATGAAGGTACGGTAAACGTTGATGCTAGAAGCACCGTCGCCACTCTTCTTCAAACGTGGAGATTCTACGAAGTAGGCACCTTCAAAGTTACCAATTTCGCCAGCCCAGATGTTATCTGCTGCTGAGTACTCGTGAGGCAAACGCCAGTTGGCAGAGCCACTCTGAGCGCGAAGGTCATGAGATACTTCTGGGTGGATACCAGCCCAGTACATTGAACCCTTGCGGCCATTAGCCTTGTTAGTGCGCAACTTAGCAACAGCCTTGCGGATATCTGCAGCAGTGATTGTGTCATCTGAAGTAATACCGGAAGTAGTTGTTGCTACGGTTGAGCCACCAGTTGCATAGATAACATTGGTGCCAGTTAGAAGAGCGGTCTGAGCCAACTCGTCAATGCTGTCAGCCATGTTGAATGCAATGATGTTTGCAACAGCAGGGTCAACGTCAGCAAGTGACATCAACTGTAGTTTACGGCTTACTAGAGTAGCATTACCGTATTCGTTTAGTGTGATGTTCACGATGCTTGGGGTTGAAAGAGCAATTGCTGCTGGGTCTACCTCTTCAGATAGAGCAGTAGTTGCCTTTGCCATGTCGGTGTAAATCTGTAGTGCTACAGATGAACCTGGCATTGCCTGACGAGCAGGCTTCTTGTCTGCTACGGAACGTAGCAATGGGGTTGCGCGAAGTTCAAATTCAACAAGGCGGTCGTATGCCTTCTGAACTAGACCTGCGGCGTTTGATGGTGTGAAAGCACCAACGTTGTTAGCGGAAGCGTAAGCGCCACCACCAAGTCCACCGTTAGTTGCTGCACTACCACCGGATAAGCCTGTTACAGCCATGATTATTCCTTAGGGGTTAGTTTGATTTGCGATTATTCCGCACCCTGAGAGTAGAGGTAATTTAATAAGTCCTCTGCACTCTGTGCGTTGTTGACCATGCTGAACGCGTCGTTCACATCGTCTGGAGTTAGTGCGCCTGATGCGACCATATCCATTTGTCGAAGAGCACCTAGGTCTTCAGAAGACACAGGGCTTTCTTTGGCTTGTGTCGCAAAACCGAATAGTTCACCATTGTCATTTAACCATTCACTGATGGAATCCGCAGATAATTCAATATCTGATGGAATGAATTTGGCAACCTTAGGGTTGACACCTTTCTCATTTAAGACTTGGCTGATAGTAGACTCACGTTGGAACTTGCGCAAAGTTTCTAACTCGGCGAGTGCTTCTTTGAGTTGCTTATCCTTAGAGCGTTCTGCTCTACGGACTTTCTTCAGGACATCATCACTCGAACCACGTTGTGGTTCATCTGAATAGTCTTCGAAGTCTGACTCATCATCTTCATACCAGTCTTGATTATTGTTGCTCATCGCAACTTCTCCCTTACATTGTTGTTTGAACGTACACGCTCACTCCCATACAGGGGTATACGGGTTGGTGTGTACTGCCGCTCTAATACTCGTTGGGGGCGGTCAATCCAACGAGAGTTTATTATACTTGTCTTTTACGACTTAGCGAACCAGTAGCGATACCGGACTGTCCACCAAACTGTGCACGTGCTTGGGACTCTAGACGCTTACGTGTCTTAGATGTCTGACCAAGTAAGGCTTCTTTTTCAAGTTCAGTTTGTAGGTCCTCAGGTCTTGTAGTTTCACCAAACATTTGTTGTGCTTGTGTTATACCTGCACCTGCAGTACGCTGGTACTCAGCAAGAGCCTGGAATCCCCTGCGTGCCTGTGTTCTATCGACACCTGCTTCTTGAAGTGCTTGAGTTCCAAGTCTGGAAACAATACCAGCCTGCTTAGCCTCAACACCAATCTCTGCACGAGTGATACGATTTTGTAAATCTTGTGGTGTTTCTTTATTAAGCACAGCCTGAACTAAATCAGATTGCTGTAAACTGGGAAACTCTACTCGTAGTTGTTCCATGGTTGCAGAATCAATAGCGTTAACTCTTTGAGTTGCAGTAGCAATACGGTCACGAACCTCATCAATAGACACATCATTAGCAACAACATTTGCATAGTTATCTATTGTTCCAAGGTTTGACATTCCAAACTTGGTTACAAGACGAGTATACTCTTGTTCACCAGCAATGTATTCTGCAATACTTGGAACATATACTTGCTGTCCGGCGTCACGCTTTTTGTCAAGTTCAAAGATGCCACGAAATCTTTCGTTAAACTGTCTTGGTGTTTCACCATTCTGCAGCATTAAGTCAAGGATTTGATTAGTCTCAAAGCCTGCAGTGACACGTGGCTTTGCAGCCTCGAACAATTCATTAATCCATGTGTCATTTTCTGCACCAGGAAAGAATGTCTTTAGTGTGGAACGGAATACTGCACCAGCAGTAGCAAATCTTTCTGCTTCTACAAATGAACGCTCTTCTGCTCTAGCCATGGAGTCACGTTGTGCCTCGGTCATTACTGGTTCTTCTATGGCTTGTGGTAAAACTATCGGAGCAGGAACGGGCTTTGTTTTAGGTTTCGGCTTTGGCTCTGGCTTTGGAGTAACAACTTTCTTTGGAGCATCTTTAGTTTTGGTCTTTGCACCTGGACCACCACGAGGAGCCATTATGCACCAAACCCAAATGAACGTAGCATTGCTGAACCTAGGTCTGCAGCCTCACGCTTTGCGGTAGAGGTTACTTCAAACCTCTTGTCGTTGCGCAGCATAGTTCTGAATTGACCCAAGTTAATCAGTCCTTTAGAATCGTTGATAGCCTTTTGAATGGTATCATCTGTTAGTTTAATGTTATCTGATGCTGTCTCAAAGGTATCAGCCATCATTTGAATGTAAGGATTAGCCAAGTCACGAACAGTCAGACCAGCATCTTCTGCAAGGCGTGGTGCAAAGTTAGCGTACAACGCCTGAGCATCTTTACGGTATGATGCAAGGATATCTTCCTGACGACTCTTTCCAGTAATTACATCAACAGACCTACTAGTAATCTCATTAGGTGACTTAAATACACCCATGTCGGCAGCATAAGAAGATAAAGACCGCATAGTGTCTCCAACTTTACCACCTAGTGGAGCGGTAGGATTCTTCTTGATTGTATCCTTGATTACTTCTTTGACAAACTCATTTAGGTAAACAGTTGCGTCAGCACCTTGAACACTAGAACTTGTAGTAGTACCGGTACCACTTGAACTAGAACCAGATGTAGTTCCGTATGCTTTTAGGAAGGCATTAAGTCCCTTGAAGAACTCTGCCTTTGTCTTTGCATCTGGTACAATGTTTAATAGGTCGAGTAGTTCTGCTTCAAGTAAGGAATCAGCAGCCTTCTTGTTGTATGTTGATGGTAACGTTTTAGAACTTGACGGACCTTTACCTTCGGTTGCAGTTCCCAAGGTACCTGCAGGAGCGTCGCCACTAGGATTAGTTGGGTCTATGTCTCCAGCAACTGTGATACCTTTAGTACGCGCCTTTGCGCCTGGTCCACCTCTTGGTGTCTCTTCAGCCATCTTTACTCAGTCTCTCCAAAACCATAAACATTCTGGTAAATTGATATATCTTGTAGTTTGTCATTGTTAAAGTAGATTTCATGTACTCTTTGGAATCCAGGATACCTAGCATCCAATGCTTTTACGTACTCATCTCGCATCTCTGCAACATAAGCATTATTTTTTGCATCAATTGTTGTGTTACCACTAATTGCAATAGCCTCTGCAAGTTTTGCTTGCAGTTTAACACGACCACGTAAGTACTCTGCAACCGCAAGTGCAACTGGATTATCTTTTCCAAAAGTTTCCATGTACTTGGCGTCTGTTACAATAACAGATGCAGCGGCAAGATTTTTTTCTACACGATTCTGGCGAATCTTTTGTTCACGTGCAGCCCAGATAGGGTAGCGTTCGGTAATTGTTGATTCCCAGTTATCTTTCCATACTCCGTAATATTCGTCATAGGCTTTTGTGCCTTTGTTAATTTTACGGTCACGTGCATGTTGCTCAATAACTTCAATGCCACCAAAGTAGTCTTTATTGCCAGCACGAATCTGTTGGTCCTCTGCTACATTAAATGCATCATCGGATGTGTACTTAACTGGCTTTCCATTTACGCGGATGTTGTAAAGAACATCAGATGCTATATCTGACCTGTCTTCTACAAAGTCACCCTGATTAAACAACGTTCCAATTAGGCTGGTATCTGCAATCATTTTGTCTGCAGTCTCTAGGAGTTCCTTGTTGTTGTAGATTACATCAAGGGTTGCTTCCGAGGAATTAAATCCATAACGATTGTCAACAGTACTGTCTGAAATTAAACCAGTAATGTAGTTTGCTTGTATTGAATCCAACTCTTCAACAAACTTTGCAGTACCCAATTCATAACCAAACTCCGCACGATAGCCACGTAACTTTGCTTCTCCAACTGTTTCGTACAATGTACGATATCTACTTGTTGTCACAATAGGTAGACCGTTGAGAAATGCTTCAGCATAAAAAGATTTAATTGCAAGTGTAGCGGATTCTTCATAAATGCGTTCAATAGTTTGACCGTCTATGGGAACATTCATTTCTGCAAGTCTAGATAGTTTATCTGCTCTAATTGCATCAAACCTATTGTTAAACTTTTGACCGTTTACTGGATTGTCAAACTGTCCAAGAGTTCCACCCATTGCAACAAGCAATGATTCAAGTGCTACAGAGCCACCCATTGTACCAGCAATTTGCTCACCTAGACCAGCACCACGGGTGCTCTCATAGTAAGGTTGAACGTATTCAACTAATCTATCAAAGTCTGCAATACCATGTTTCTCTAGGAACTTTGCTGGGTCATAAGATTTACCAGTTGTTTGACGAACAAGGTTACCAAGGAAAAACGCACCAAGAGGACTACCAATTTGTGGTAAACCTAGTGGCTGTCCTTGAAACTGTACGTCAAATCCCTGTAAAGATACATCCATTTTTGCACGAGAATCGCCAGCAAAAAAATTATCAACCATCCACTTTGGATAGTTAAACTGCATTACCAAGCCCTTTTGATTCCAAGGATGGTTTAATTTGCCAACTCGGTTAACTACTTTGTAGTTATCCTCTCGGTCATATACGGCACCAAGTTTGTAAGGAATGCTATACATTTGTACCATGCGAACAGCAACTTCAGGATTTCTTACAACATTGCCAACCCAGAATTTGGTTGTATTTTGCTTTGCCATATAGAATGGCTCAAAGAATCTAAACATATGACCAACATTTGTATGTCGTTCAATTGTGTATAGACGGTCAACTACTGCTTTATGTGCAGCAGCGTGTGCAGCATTCTGAATTTCTTTAGCACGTGTTGATACGTCTATGTTTTTTCCGTCTGGGCCTTTTTGCTTTGCAAACTGTCTGGCTAAACGTTCACCTTCTGCTCTGTAAACAGCATTGTAAAACGGATGACGAACTAGATGGTCTTCCGGCAATGTTGCAAGCATGTGGAATAAGTTACCAATAAGGTTCTTGTAAATAACATTTAACTTCTTTGCTCCACCAATTTCAGTGTTAACAAAAACAGCATGACGGGAGCCCATAGGTATTCGAGCAGATAGTGTGTCATCAAATGTTTTGTTAGGGTCCTTAAGAGCCTGTCGCAAGAAGTCCAAAGGTTCCCCAGATGGTCCTTCTGTTGGTAGGTAGCGATTAATTTCACCTAAAATTCCATCTGTTATATCAGACCACTGCGCATTAGTAAGAGTTTCCCTGTAATCATATAGGTCAATTTCTTTTTCTTTGCGCCAAGTTCTAGATTCAGGTCCCTTAATCCAATCAAGAAGTGAATTTTTAATATCATCATCAGAGTAGTTAGACTTTAGGTATGTATCAATTTCTTCTTGAGATGCTTTGGCTTTTTTCATTCTTGCAACTTCTGCTGCAACATGACGATTATCTAAACTACGAGGGGTTACTGACATGTCAACAATAAACTTACCAGCATCATCACCGTAAAGAATGTTGGTTACAAACTCTGCGTGAGCACCGCTCCAGACTTCATCATTTGGTCTTACTGCAACTTCTTTTTTACCTTGCGAAAACAAACTGGTAAATGTTCCCCAACGGGCATTAAGAACTGTGCGAGAAGTGCTGTTTGCTGCACTGATAGTCTCACGTCGCATTGTCTTTGCATAGGGTGCTTCAATTGTTGCACCGTAACCAATGTCAACACGACCCTCAGAGTAAGCAACTATCTTTTCTGCAGGAGCACGAGATACTGCTAGTTGCTTATTGTAGTCAGAAAGAATGTTGATTCTTCTGTCGCTATCAAAAGCCATCTTTGCTACATCAGAATTATCTTTAACTAAAGCAAGCACTTCTTGTAATCTTTCAATGTGTGCTTTTAGTTTTGGAGTTTTTGCAATTGCTTTGCCTCGCACTAATTTATTAATACTTTCTAGTGCTGACTCAGCGTTGTTAGTTATTGATTCAAGGGTTGCATTTATTATTGATGGGTCAGTTGTCTGAACTGCAATTTGGTACGCCAATTGAAAGTCTCCCTGAGACATTGCCTCAAGAAATGGCTTAGAGATTCCTGATGAATCTTTAACTTCAAAGATAGTTTTTTCAATTTTTGCAATACTGCGGGCAAGTTTAGTTGATTCTGGATTTCCACGGTATTTTCCAAACGCACTAAATTCATCTGATGCCATGCGAATAGATGTAGAAAGAACATCTTCTGCTTCTTTTGCAAAGTGTTCGCCTTCATCCTTGTAACGTTTAGATATTTTATCAACGATAACATCGCCGGTATCTTCTGGATTTATTCCAAATGTTCTACCGAAAACAACTTCATTTTCTATTTTCTCTGCAAGTGCTCGTTGTTCCATTGCTCTGGCACCACCAAAACCAATTAAACCCTTAGCCTTTACGCGTTGTTGAGTTCGCCTTGCGCCACTTCTAATTGGTGCGGTAATAACTGAAGGGTCAAAGGCACCAGAAAGTAATGTATTTAGGCTATAGCCATTGTGTGCAACCATATCCGCAAAACTTCCGGCAACACGGAACCATCCATCAAGAACGTTACGTGATGTATAGCGAAGTGACAAAAGAACTGCTGGTTTCCAGATATTATTTTGAATACTTTCATATCCAGGCTTAATAAAAGCATGCCAGGACTCGGTAACGGCTTCCTTGCCCTGCTTTATAGCACCTGCTTCGTTGTTCTGCCAGGTTTCATCCATTAATTTCTTAATGTTTTGTGCTGTAACTTCTGGATAATCTTTGATTGTCTTAATTAAACCACTTACAAAGATACCTTCATCGCTAATAATATTAGAAATAGCATTAAAGTCAACACCAAAATGTATATTAGGAACTTGTGTTCTGGTTAAAGCAATTCCACTTAACATATCTTTTGCTTGCTTGTGATATGTGCTATCTGGAGTTAGTGGTTTGCCGGCTTGGTCAGCAAGTTTCTTCGCTAGAGTCTCTACCGCTTCAACTACTTCCTTGAAGATTAATTCTTTACCGCTTCTAGGGTCAACATAAACATAGTTTTTGTCGTTAATAATTTCTTTAAGTTGCTTTTGCTTGCTACCAAAAATTCTGCTTGACATGTTAGCAAGAACATCATTAAGAACTGCAAGTTGTTGTTGATTTAATCCATCAGTATTAAACTTACGTTTAACAGTAGCGGTTAAAGCATCTTGTTCAAATTTTTCTAGGAACTGAAAGCGTTCAGAATCAGTAGTAAACTTAGAAAATTCATTGTAATATTCTCTTTGCTTTTGAGCAGAGAATCCTGCTTCTGGTGCAGCAGCAATTAGGCGTGCCCGAAATTCCTTGTTGGCGTAATCTCCAACTTCACCAGCAATAGTTACTGAACCTGCTGGTACTTCGCGTGCCTTGTAGTTGCGACCAAAATAACCTACGGTTCTAAGTACGCGAAAAGCGGTTTCAGAAGATAGTCCCGGCGATACGTCGCCCGCTATTTTTGCTAAATCTTCTACGCTAACTTTATGCATTGCTCTAGCCATTGCTGGGTCTACTAACGCATCGTATTCAGTAAACCAACCACGACCATTGATTTCTGCTCCCTTAGCACGTAATTGTTCTATGTGCTTTCTGCGACTCCAGGCTAGTTCAGAACCAATCTTACCTACAATTCCACCTTCGGCTTCAGGCGTAACGGCTGAGCGTAGTGCACCTAATTTTGTATCTGCCATATCAAGGGTGGCAACTAGTTTTTCTTTTGTTGCTTCTAGGTTTTCTATTTCTTTGATGTTTAGAGTTGGTCTATCATCTGTAGAATTCTTTATGGTTTTGCTTCTAATTTGTTTATTAATTGAACTTACTTCACCTTTTAGTTCAGTAAGTGCTTCGCCTAAAACTGAGTCTTGCTGTTGTATTCTTGTAAGTGCGGCATCGTCACCTAAGCCAACTTTAATTACTTCAATAATTCCATCTCGACCACTTGTTTCAGCGGCTTCGGAAAATGCACGAGCAACGGCAACTGGGTTCTGTGAGTTTGCAACAATAGGTAGTGATTCTAGTTTTGTAAAATCTCCAGCATTTTTTTCAATTGAGTCTACAACTACAGATGCTGCGTTTTTTTTGCCAGCCTTTGCTTGGTCAAGTTCATCTACAAGTTGACTTAAATTTGTTCTACCGAACTTAACTGGGCCTTTTACTTCAGTACCACGAACGCCCATTCCAGCAAGGCGAGCAAGTTTTACACCTTTGCCAACAAGAACCAATGGGTCCAAGAAAAACATTGTAACTGTATCAATACCACCAGAGACACGCTCTGCTGCGGTATTATCTTTTTCAAAGTATGCTTGAACTTCTGCTTGATTAGACCAGTTAATTTTTTCTGTTCCAACTGGTCCGCGGCCAATTAATTTATTTGTTGGACTAGCAATCGCTCCTACAAGACCTACTGCTGCTTGACCAGGTGTAACATACTTGGAACGTTCCCATGAACGATTCCATGTTTCGCGTGGGTCCAGTCCATCTCTACCTAAATCTTTTACGGTTTGTAAAAAAGTAGAAATAGGACGTGCTACGCCTTGGCGGTATGGCTTATCTAGTTTTTCTAGATTGTCAGTATTGCTTTCTAGTTTACTAATAACATAACGTGATACGTCACCAGTTCCGCCTTCTTCGTTTTTTGCAGTATTTGCTACGCCTTGAAAGGCTTTACTTGCTAAACTACCAGGAGTCTGTAAAATTGAATCGAGAATATTTTTGTTAGTAGCCACTATAGGTCACCAATCTTCTCGTTGTTGTTAAGTTCTAATACTTGTGCAATGAATTTGTTGCGGTCGTCTGGTGACTCCCAATCAACTAATCCGAATGGGAATGCTACTTCAGAGTTCTCTACACCAAAAACGTTAACAAATGCTGCTACGTTTTCTTGGAAGTTCATACTTGTTCTGCCGTAACCTTTACATATTGTACTAACGCTTTGAATGGTTCAGGTGCATCATCTTGTGATGCCATAAGTTCTAGTGCTGGCATGTATTTCATAATCATGTCATAGTTGCCAGCCATCTGTGGCTGTGGAGTTCTTCCCGGACCTACAGATAAACCAGAAGTAACTGGTTCGTTAGGTCGTTCTGTTGGGTCGAATAAACCTGCAGCAGGTGGACCAGATGGCATAGCAGCCATTGCTGGGGCTTGTGCCTGTACTGGGTTTCCTTGCATGGGTGCGCCAGCCTGTGTTTCTTCTAGGGCTTTACGTTCGCCGTACTTGCCACCACCAGACATTTCACGTACACCTTGGACCGCTGACTTACTTGATGGTCCACCATCTGTACGACGTGATAGTTTGCCTGGTCCTGAAACTGGTGCAGGATTGCTCGGTCTGCGGTATCCGCCTTGCTTAGCCATTCTGCTTTCCTCGTTTCACAATTTGTATTTTACCACCGCTATTAATGTCAAATTTAATAGCAGTTCTCATCGCTTGTCTAATTGTGGCACCTGTATGGTATGCGCCTAGCGCAAGTTCTCCACCAGTGCCCATTGCATAAATACCTGTATCAGTTCGTAACACCGAGTAATCTTCAGCAACGTAGTAAATCTTATTATCTAATCCTATTAGAAAAGAAAACCCATCTTCTTTATCTAGGTTAACTCCAGTAGAATCATGTGCCTTTTTTAACTCCGGGACAACCTTGCTAACCATGAAACGGTATCCGTCAGTTCCATCGTATCTAGGTAACTTCCATCCATATTGAACAACATCACAAAACCTTGCGTTTCCTGCTCCAGCAATTACGTAGTCACCGTCTTCGGTAATTTTTTTAACATCACTGTGCATGTAGGGGCGTTCATTCTCAGTGATTTGACTATCTGCTGCAAATACAAATCCATTGTCGTATTGAACAGCAAGGATTGTTGTCATTGCTATCCGCCAAGTTGCGCTAAGATTCCTGCCAAGTCAACTGGCGGTTGCCCCCCAGCAGGACCTGCAGGTGGAACTTGCTCCTCGGTTGGAGGTGCTGGTTCTTCTGCTGGGGCAGCAGCCTGACCCATAGACTGTGCAACCAGTTCTTCTGGTGACATCTGCGCAGGTGCTTGTGGTGCCTGAGGAGTTGCTTCTGGTTTTGGTTTTTCAAATACCTTAACAACTGCCTCTTCGATTGCGTTACCTTTACGGCGAAGGTCAATAACCTTTGCAATCTGTTCCACAATACCTGATGGGTCTTGTCCTTGCATTGCCATCTGTGGGATTGCTTGTGCTAAAGACGCTAGCGATGCTGATAGTGAATCACGCATTCGCTCTATATCAATGCGCTCTTGTTCACCTGAAACATTCATGCTCCATGGTAACTCTCGCATGATAAAATCACGGGATACTAGATTGGCTTGCAAAGCCTGTAGTGAGAAAATAAGTGCACGTGATGGGTCAAGTCCAGCCATAAGGCCATAACGAACCTGAATTGTGTAGTCACCAGCAATGTCTTTTGCAGAATCATACTTGAATTCATACGGTGCACCATTAAAAGTTCCGCGTTGCTTCTTTTCGCCTGGGAATAATTTTTCATCCATCTCAAAGCAAAGAGCAATAACTTCTTCAAGTGACTCACCAATAATCATTTGCATAGCCTTGATTTGTGAATCAAAGCCACCCATAAGAGCCTGAACTCCAGAGCCAGTAATAACGCTAGCATCCATGTTTCCTGAGCGACCCTCAGGGTAACGTGAACCCATACGCATTTCTGTTTCTAGAATCTGCTGTTCGGTAAATGCACCAGTAGGTAGTTCTAGTCCTACACGGCGTACGCCTGCAGGGTTATTAGTACGAAGGATTGCATCAGGACCGAATGCAAATTCCTGTAAATCTTGGGGAACGACAAGTGGAGCCTGTACAGATTTTTCTGCTGCTTCCATTGCCAGAAGGGAAAAGCGTGCTCGTGCAATCTGCACCCATAGCACATCATCAAATTGACCACGTGGGTCATCTACGTCAATACCTGGTCTACGAGGTACAACAACGGATAGTTTGCCTAAAGGATTCTTTGCTTTACGCAACACCAGCGAGTCACGCTGTGGCAGGAACATGACGATTTGGTCTTTATCCTGGTAATGCATGACATCTAGTTCGGTGTTTAGGTCTTGGTTTTGGTAGCCAAGTTTACCTACGATACGTGATTCGTATTCAGGGAAATCTACAATGAGTTCCCGAATAGTCTTCAAGTAACGCTTTGTGTATGATACGCACTTTCCATAGCGGTTATACTCCGGGTAAGCACCCATTGGGTTTTCTATACGGATACGTGGCATACGAGCCTCAAAGTCAGGCTCTACAACAATGGGCATGTAGGCATAAGTAAATACCCAGTCTGCGCCAGTGTACATCTGAGTTTGTAACCCAGAATTCTGAACATAGTTATTAGCAATCATGCTTCGCTTATCCGAAGCCTTGCGAGCGGAATCGCTTGTGCTATTAACTGTTGAGCAGTTAAATGAAGGAAGTGGGGCTAAGGTTTCTGCTAGGTCTCGCGCAACAACGTCAACAAAGTTAGCAATCATTGGCTTAGAGATTCCCTCAGGGAACATGTCAGGAGCCACGGATTCCATGTTACCACGACGAACCATGGTGATGTCGCGCATGCGCTGGTCACGTCCAGAATAGCGTTCCTGTAAGGACACTACCTTGTTTGTGATTTGTTCGATAGTTAGCATTGTAACCCTAAATGTAGATTATAGATTGTTCTGCAGCAAGTTCGTCTAAGTCAAAGACCATACGTTGCTCTTCATTACGACGTGTAGCGTACCTATTGTAGGTGTGGTAGATACGGCTTCCTGATTGCTGGACAAGTTCTTTTGCCCGCAATTCACAAAACCATAAAGCCATAACGCAGTCGGTCTTATTCTTGGTGTCTGGCTTCCAAGTAATTAACTGGTTAACCAGAGCCTTGATGTGTTCATTAGTATTATCTGGTAGTTCTATCAGATTGTCGTTTTGATGCTTACCCTCACGGATAGAGCCAAACAACCCAGACATACCAGCAACGCCAAAGTTTGTGTCCCACTTGTTCTTACCAGTGAATTGCTCACTGAATCGGACACCCCGATTGGCAAGCCACATGCGGAGGTCTTCATCCAGCGCGAAGGCTTTTTGGAACGCATTAATTTCAATACGTATTTCCATCGGGTTATACTTAGTAACCCATTCTTCAATGAGGTTACGAATCTTTGACGGCGTAGGTTCTGTCATGTTAAACACATCTAGAACCATGCGTTGCCCCGTTTGCCGTTCTACGGCGTAGGCTACCATAGCAGAGTTACCTACCATGGCTGGGTCAAATCCTAATATGGTTACCCATTGTCCATCTCGTGGATGTCCTGGAGTACCGGGCTTGATAGTACCAGGCTTACGCATGCGATTGATGCTCGCGTTAACAGAGATGAGCGGAAAGATTGCGTCTTCTTCCACATCTTGTTGCTGGTATACAAGAGCCCAAGTAGAAGGGTTAACTTCGCTGCGGCGATGGAAGAGTCGCTTGCCATCCCATTTGGGGTAGTATCCATCTTTATCCTGTACTAGAAGTTCTGCGTCGTATTCGGGGTCTGCCCCATCCCATACGCGGTCCGAGTGTGGCCATAGGGTTACCCAGTCTTCTGGCTTATCCGCATACTCAAGAACCGCTGGCATAGCCAGATAGGTGAATGGGGACTTGTCGCCAGACCAGTTCTCTGGGTTGCGGATTTCCTTATAGAGGTCAATAGAGGATACACGGGTACCTGCAATGACTAGAGTACCGGTAGCACCCACACGGGTGATAACCATCTTCTGTAGCCAGTTAAGTTGCTTTTCCCACTCATGGGCGTTAGTAGTGGTGATAACGTCATCTAGGATGATGAGGTCCGCGCGAGTACCGTAAATCTGCTGACCCATACCAATAGCCTGTACGGTAGGGTCTTTCTCGCCAGAGTCGCGCTCTAGGTAGATTCTATCCTGAGTCCACTGGTCTGCGGTGGCTTGGTAGCCTCCAGCAGGTCCGTAGACGGATTGTAACTTAGCCCACGCTGGCTCAGTAAGCCTTTGTTTAATGGAGAAGAGGAATTCCTTGGCGCGAGCCTGAGTCTGGGATACTACCACAATGCGGATGTTTGGGTCCATAGCGATGCGGTAGGCGGCATAGCCTACAGTTAGGACTGTGGACTTGGCATGCTCAGGGGGTACGTTAATTAGAAGGCGGCGACGATTGCCAGGCTCAAAGGTCATAGACTCATGTAAGTATGAGGGCTCGTTACCCTCTAGAACGTCAATCCAAGACTGGTGGTGGGGGAATACCTCTGAGTTTAGGAACTCTCTGGAGAAGGTGGCGTAGTCGATATTCTTGCCAGAGGCTAGGGTTTCGCCGAATAGTTTATTAGACTCGGTGCGCGCGGCTTCTAGGCGCGAGGCAAACTTACCATCTCGGAGCCATGTCTTTAAGGCAGGCAGTTTACGGCCCGTTAATCCTAAGGCTGTATGTTCATCAATACCGGAGGCTACAGAGGCTAGAAACGCAGCCTGGTCCTGTTCGCGCCGTACTGTGAAGTGATGGTTCTCTCCACTCTTCGCGGACATAATAAACCTCGTAAAAACTAGACAATAAAAAACACATATAAAGCATCGCGCCAGGCGATGCGTTTTAACTACATTCTGTGTCCCGCCAGGGGACACTAATAATATAAAACCATACACTTATACTAACCCCATTATGGTATACCCCGTAACGCATTGTTATCAAATATTTATTATGTGACTTACGTCACAGGTAAAAAACCCTTATAGTACAACACATTCCCCCCCAATAACAGCACAAAAAATTATGAGAGAGTCATGGGGGGGTGTGTGTGGTCAGTCTTTAGCACTGGGGGTCAAGTTGTTATTGACAATGATAATCATTCTCAT